CATCCAGATTGTGTTCGCAGTAGTAATCATTAGTTAAGCATGTGTTATTAATTGCCTGCTCCCACATCAGCAAATGCCGCTTTAATGTGAGCGTTACGAACTGTCTAGCTAATTCCACACTGTTGGAGTAATTGGCATTATCCAGAACGCCTACTATGGTGGGCTGAATACGAAATAACCTGCATACTTCCAATACGCTGAACTGTCTGGATTCAAGCCATTGGCTATCTATCAACGACATACTGACTGGCGTGAACTTTGCGCCACTTGGTAGCACTGGGGTAGTCCCTGCGTTCTTCACACCAGAATAGTTTTGCTTCCAGCTATCGCTGATCTGTTTGGCTTGATCTTTTGTTGTGGTCGGTAGCGTTTCAATTACGCCATTTAAAGAAGTGCCATTGTTAAAAGTGTTTGTTCCGTGCTGCTGTTCGGACAAGGACAATGCAATCGTATCTTGTGCCACTTGTATCGGGCTTCTGCCTAAATACGGTGTGCTGTCACTTGGGTGGTAGCGTAAATGTAGAACTTCATCTGCAAGTAATCGTTTGCTGCTGCCATCATGCTGAATAACGTCATAAACCAAATACCCATTGTTGTTTAAGAGAACTGTAACGCTATCGGGGTGCAGTGGAATTAATGCTGTAATCCCTGCCCGATCTCGCTTAATTTCTGCATAAGCATTGCCACGTAATAAAACATGTCTTTGCAGCATTTCTCGAAATTCAAGTGCTGTTTGCCAGTGGTTCGGCTTGTCGTGGATCAATTTATACAAAGCATGGGTTTTTGCCTTTTCCCGACCTGTCGCTGTTCGCTTGAACACTTCAAAAGGTAGGCTGGCAATGGTTTCACTGATTGCAGAAATACAAGCGTAAACAGTGGAAATAGATTCTGCTGTTTTGGCATTCACGACTGGAGTATTCAGCACATTGGCAAAATAGGTGTCATACGCTGGAGTATTGTTGCGCTGTTCTTGGCGCTTGCGATTTCTACGGCTCATTTAAAACACTCCAGATATTTTTGTGCAGCTACTAGGCGCTTGATGCCTTTACGTTTGGCCCGAATGTCTACGCTGGTCGCGTCATAGGCTGGTTGACTGGTGATTGTGATTTCAAACAAATCAACGTCTAAAATCTCTCTGGCTGTATCTGTCCAGTTCTCGGATCGGACAATAAAACCGAATGAACATCCTGCAAGGTCGCCACGCTTCACCAACTCGGCTACATCATTGCCCAGGGTGGTGTTAGGTAGATCAAGCTCAAATCTTAGGCCCTTGTCATCTTCCCAAAGTCGAAGCGTATTCGATCCCAATCGACCTAATAAATGCTCTGGATTGTGTTCATAGATGGCTGTGATTTTTGGCGCTTCCTGAGAAGAAAGGGAACGTGTAAACGCTCCCTTTTTTACTACTTCGGAAAAACTCCCGATCAAGGTCGGGCTGTCAAATACAGCCGCATACCCTGACAAGGTGCGCCCTTTGCTTTCTACGCTAAAGGCTCTTTTTTCCATATCAGCCACCTGTCGAAGCTACTAAGAAGGCTTTAGGGTGTCGGACTGCTACGTCACACGTTGCCATCGCTCTTACCTGAACCCCTCCTCTACTATAGGCTGGCTCGGAATAAGGGTTGACCAGAACATCTACATCACTCCAGGTCCCTAAAATCACCTGGCTAAAGTCACCTAGAATGAATTGTCCTGTTGGCATATTCGCTGAAACATTGAAAGGTAGTTCACCAACTTGTCCGTTCTGGTATAGGTACTGCCCTGTGCCTGTGGATTTCTCAATACCTGCCAAAGCTGTCTTGAAAGCACTTGTTCCCAACCAACGTAAGTTAGAAATATTTTCATCTTCAAGCTGCTGGATTAGTTGCAGAACTTCGGCCCAAGTTGCCGGAACAGTACCTGTTAGAACTCCAACTGTGTTTAGAATACCTAGAGGGTCTTTAACGCCTGTACCTGCAATGATGGCTTTATCAATGTTCTGGGCCACTAAGAATGACAAATCTTCACGGATAAGGCTTTCAATATCTGGGCTGGACTGCTGGATCAACTGACGCGACATTTCAGTTTTTCCGCCTGTGTGCTTCGGTGTCAATGTGATTGCATCGAATGACATATTGGATTCTGGCACTGCTTCTTCTTCACCTACCCAGCCAAGTGATAAACCTGTGCCGTATTTTGGAATGACTACATCACCAGACAATCCAGTTAATGTTCGTACACCCATCTGGCGAACAATGTTTGAAGCTCGCAAAGGGCCGATGTAATCCTGTGGGCGGTGGTTTGCTGCTACAAGTTCGGCTGCTGTAGTTGTATTGTTTGTTGCGCGTGTTTCCAGTACATCGAATGGGAAAAATGCGCCATTTGCTTTTTTACCGCTACGCTTTTCCGCTTCTTTGTTGTATTCCAGTTCTGCACCGCTTAACTGTGTGCCTTGCATCTGTGAACGGATAATGTTCTGCACCGATACCGAACGTTTTAATTTTTCAAAGTCTTTATTGTGGCTGTCACCAACGTGGTCGGCTGGTGCTGAACGCTCCAGACTTCGCAAGTATTCAACACGGTCAATTTGTTTCTGAACGCTGCGTTCTTCATTCTTCAAAGTTTCAAACTGTGCGGATTCTTCTTCTGTCAAATCACGCTGGGCCTTTGCTGCTGCATCTGCTAGGGCTTTCATCTTATTGACCGTGCTAGATCGTTTCTCAAGTAATTCGGTTAATGTCATTTCTCTGTTCCCATTAGTAAGATTAAAAATCTATATATCAATTTTACTTATTTAGTATATCAGTTTTTATGATTTAGTGTATAATGTAATCACTTCTGGTTCATTAGCTCTGTTCCATTTGTTGCTTTAAGTGTTTTAAGTGTTTTTGATTGGTTTGCTTGGCGATTCAAGTAAATTTAAAACTGATCTGAGAGAGTCAGACGAGTTTTAAAGGCGGTTAGCTTCGGTTAATCGCCTTTTTTCATGCCTGATTGGAAAATACGCCTTATGGTTTGCTCTGATTGGCGTTTTTAAGTATCTGCCTTACCGTTTCCATATCTTAGGTCTAAAGTGGCTGTAATCGCTTCCTATGCGATTTTAAGCTATTCCCCATATTTGGTGATCGGTTGTTTAGATGCGCTCAAATTTGAGCATATCCCCCAATGGGGTAAATGTTCCCGATCCGCTACTACACTTTAAAGGTAGCTAAGGGATAACCTCAATTTGAGGATAACCATTGTTTTGAACTCTCATCAGTGATGAAAGTTAAGAGATGCCCCAAATCTGGATCATCTTTGCGGTTGCTCACTTTTGAGTATCGCTTTAGGGGGTGGTCATTTTGACCATACCCACACTGGTGACTGTAGGAAAGTTTCGTAGTTAAAAGAATCTCTAATTCACAATGAAAGTTTTTAAGCGAGTGTCTACGAGCTGACACAATGGAAGATTGACTATTTCCCCCTCTGATTACGCTTTTGCTTTTTGCGGTATATAAATTCTAGTAGGTTGCTACTATCGCAAAGAAAAATAAAACCACGATTTCTTAGGTCGTGGCTTATAGTTATAAACACTCTATCTTTCTTTGATTAATTTTGAAAAACCTGGATTATCTTAGATATATTTTGAATAACTTGGATATACCTTGATATAAAGCCTGTTTTCAATAAAAATCATATACTTAACTAATTTTCTCTAATTTTATTAATTAAGAAATTGACCTCGTTCTCGTACTTATTTTGCAGTGCGTATTTAACTTTGGATGCACCTTTGTTGGTTCTATATCTCATTTTTAGAAAGCGATGAATATGCAACTTCTTATATGAAGCTGGGGCAATAAAGAAAAATCCATACATGCCATCTCTTATGTTTGAAAATTCTAGCTCACCTCCTCCATTAAGTTTTCCTTTTTCATCAGCTATATTTTGGAGAACGTCAAGAAGTGCAGCTTGTTTGGTTCTTGTGATTTCAAATATTGGATCAAAAGTAGATAAGTTCGATTCATCACCACGACTCACAAGGTAACTAGATTCTATTAATCCAAGTTTTTTAAGCGTGTTTAAGAAGGCCCATACTCCTGTTTCCTCCTGTTCTTCTCCTTGTTCAGTATTAAAATATGATCTTGCGATAAGGGATTTATTAAAATCATAAAAATCACTTTTCACATAAGCTGATTCGCTTGGGACTTCTCCAGCTACCCATAGGTTTAATAACCCACTTTCGTTATAAGTCACCATAGTTTGTGAATCATTGTTGTCATTAATTAAGGATGAAACAATATTCGGATTTATAACGTCTAGCTCCTTGTCCTGAAAAGCGTATAAACGAATAAAGAGATATAGCAGCTCCAAATTTTGTTCGTCCACCAATCTTTCCAGTGGTGATTTTTCACCATCAACGCCCACCACTACACCGCAGGGTATATAAATATTATCTCCAGCCTTGTCTGTCTTTGGATTTTTATCAAAAGCAATTTTATAGACTGGGAATGTGTTTTTCTTTGCAGCTTTTTTCGTATCAATAAAACCATACTGCTCTAAGTGCATTATTGACCTTGTTGCTGGTCCTGGTGAGATGCCAGCATGTGAATAAACTGCGCCAGCACTCCATGATGTTGTCTTATGATCTGCACCTGTTCCACATGCTAAAACAAGATATGAAGCCATGTCATTTATGCTTGGTCTGATATTGTATAACTTTTCCCATTTTTTCATGCTGATAATAAAAAACTTATCACGCATAGACCTTGCAATCTCTGCCTTCGATGCCTTCTTTGATGTTTTAAATTGCTCTGTTTCTACTGCTTGGTTCATTAGCTCTGTCCCAAATTAAATTAATTATTAAATCCCAATCGTTTTAAATCATCTGCCCACTTCTGTTGGTTTCTCGGATCAACAAGCAAATCAGTCAATCTTCTTTCTAAATCCTCTCGGCTCTCCCCAACTTCACCAACACGGCTACCAAACTGATCGTCATAGGCCAACTTCTTCGCAAATAACAAAACCTGCTTGTCCGTCATGCTGGTGAACATATCAATCGTGTTTTGATCTTTTGGAGGTTTCTTTTCTTTGGGTGGCTGATTCTTTAACTTAAATTTGAACTCGAAGCCTGTAATTGTTCGACCAGACTTGTGCTGCGAGTATTCCGCTTTAATGTCTGTGAACTCATTAATCTGTTTGATGGCTGGTTCTAAAGCACGAGCTTTAAAATCACTCATTCTTTTGTATTCAGAATCCTCAATACCCAATTTAAAACGTAAGTCGTTAATCTCCAGCACTGGCGTTTTACCAACGCTTTTCCATGCAATAAGAATTTCATACAACCGGATCGCGTACTTACTTGTGAGCTGGCTAACTTGCTTTAATTGATAGCTAGTAAAGTGTTGTTCCAATCGAGTAATCAATGGAACTACTGCTGGGGCAAAAATAATCTGCAATGTAGCATGTTCATCTGCATAACCAATCTGGCTCACCCAACGCGATTTGACGACAAATTCCGTCCCATCATCCTTTTGTTCTTTAAAAGAAAATTGTCTATTAAATAAATTGTTAACAGCACCTTTCAACGCCTCATAAGCTGCACTTTTATCAACATCAAAGTGATTCATATAGTCACTGGCATGAATTTCTAGTTTGCTTTCGGCTGTAATGCCTTTTCCTGTTTCCCTGGCATTAATAATTGATAATAAGATCAATCTTTGTTCTGTCACTTCTAAATTGTAAGAAGCATTTATTAATGAGTTTGCCTTTACTATTAATTGATTGTTCATTTAATTACCCCCTTTATTTAAATACATAGTATTACACTGCCTATTTAAAGGCAATATAAGATTGTGTATTTAAAAGAACGGAGATTGTCGTCATATAGAACGGAGATTGTCGTCATATAGAACGGAGATTGTCGTCATATAGAACGGAGATTGTCGTCATATCCCCTTTGTATGCCTTGCCCTGTGCATGTTTCAGCCTGTCTAAAAGCATTTAAAAGCATTAAAAGTTAATAAAAGCCTTTTTTCTTTTTTTAAATTTAATTTTTTAGTTTGTTTTTCACGATAGCAAATGACTAGTGTGAACTCTAAATGATGGGTGACTAATTGTGTGCTTATGAACATCACCCACTTGGCTAAACTCTAATTTAGTCATCAATGAGAGTTCTAATCATGCGACCAAATAATCCATGTTTTTTAGGTGCAGTTCTTTGATCTGATTTCTGTGCATTCTGATCTGTTCGGCCTATGTCATTACGCTGTATTGCTTGTGCTGTATCGCTTGCATCAGATTCATTGTCTAAACTTGTTCTTTTTGCTTCGGGCTGTTCTGGTGGGGTAGGGGGGCTAACTGGCATCTGATAAGTAATCAACGCTTTGTAATCATCAAAATCCTTTCTGATACTGGCGATTTCATTAAATAACTTCTGCTCTCTATCTTGTGCCTGCTTCAGTTGTTCTTTCAGCATTTCCACTATTATTTCATTCTGTTCTGAAACACCTGTTTTTTTTGCTTCGGTGGTTGTTCTTGTTTTTTTACGACCACTAAAAACTCGAATCATATCCGTTGGGTCGATCCGCTTAACTCCATCAGCATCAATCTGGGCGGTGATGGTTCCTTTCTCCAATGCTCTATATATTCTGGATCGAGTGATATTGAATTGTTTTGATGCTTCAACGATGGTTAAAAGTGACATGATTATTCTTAAAATTAGCTCTGTTGCTTCGCAGAATAACCGATAAAATCAACTTAAAAAATAGGGTTGTTTTTTAATCACTTAACATAAGATATATTATACGAAACGAAAAAAGCTGGTTATTCCCAGCCTGTTTCTGGCTCTCTCAACTCAAAAGTTAAGTGCTGCCTGTTGGTCTTGTTATCACGTATCACACCATCAATTCCGAACAACTCAGGTTCATCACTCAGGCCATAAATCCGAACTCGCATAGTTGAATTAATACCATCAACAAAGTGAGTGATCAGCCTAGCTTTAAAATTTACCTTTTCCGCCTGTGCCGAAATAGTTTCCTGACTGCTTAACGGTCTAAAATCTCCGTACAATCTGGTGAACTCTGTCCATTGTTCTGGAAGTGGGTAGCCGTCCTCGTCACGACCTCCACCGCTTAGGTGTTCAATAATGCAAAGTTTATCCATTGCTCCAATATTCATTAATGCACCTGCTTTGTAATGTATGGGCCTAAAAGCAAATCAAATGCACGGTTATTATTTAGGGCCTGATCCGCTTGCATGGTTCTGTTTTGGTAAAGGTCTGCACCCAGTAGGAGAATTGCCGACTTAATCGGTGCTGGTGCTTCTGTGGTCTTGATCCAGTCATCACCCAGAAAGTTCTTGATATGCTGCTCTGCACTGTCCAGATAAATCTGGATAGTTGCATCATCAAACTCATGCAAAATTCTAAGGTGCTGCTTCATTTCTTCCAAAGTAACTAAGTTCATTAAAAAATTACCTCACAATCATTTACGTCTAAATCTACATTCGCCATTGCTCGCCCTAGTGCCATGCAAAGGGCAACAATGCCATCTATTTTTTCGCTAGATTTCTTTTTGCTTGGCTTGGTATTACCTGCTGCATCTTGTTCAACAACGGTATTTGCACACATCCAATTTAAAACTGGGTTGTTAGGGTGTTTGATTTCTTCATTTATCAGCATTGTTTCCAATTGCTTCGCTGGTGCAGACATGCTGCCGTAACCTTGACCAAATCCGACTACGTTAAACCCATCAGATTCTAAATCTGTCATCAACTGGCTGGCGTTCCATCTATCTATGGCAATCTCAGCAATATTGTATTTTTCGGCTAGCTCATGGATTTTTAACCGAATAGCTTGCTGGTCTACGGCTTTGCTATCCGTGGCAACCATAAAGCCCTGCTCACACCATTGCGGATATGGAACTTTGTCTTTTCTTGATCGTTCCCAAATTTGCACCTGTGGCACAAAAAAGAAAGGTATTGTGTAGGTCTTACCTGCAATGTTTGGAAAGGTCAAAACTAGGGCTGTAATGTCTTGGACGCTCGAAAGGTCTAAACCTACATAACAAGTTGCTCCAGTTAAATCTGGATAATGTTCATCTGCACACTGATCCCAGACTGTTGAACTCAACCAACGAGAATCTGATTCTGTCCATTGATTCAAGTACAGTCTACGAAACACGTTCTCATAAGCTGGTACTTGCTGCGCTTTTAAACATTCCTGTTCATAAAAACTTTGGTCTACAGTGTGGCCCATACTCGGACAAGCTGCTTTCCATACTTCTGGGTCTTTCCAATCTGCATCGTCTGGGGCTGCATAAATGCACGGTAAAAAAGTTGGGTCATCAATAATTCCATCACGTACCTTTTGTGCATAATCCCAGATTTCATAGCAAATCGAATTTTTGTTAAATCCTGCTGTGCTGGTGTAGAGAATCAAACTATTGTTTCGGGCCAGTGTGCCAGTGGTAAAAACGTCTACAAGCTCCCGATCATCAATACAATGAAGTTCATCAATACCGCAATAATGCACGTTTAAACCATGCTTGGTGCTGGCCGAACTGGATAAGACACGGTAAACGCTGCCACTGTTGGGAACTAAAATAGAACGCTTATATATCTCTGATCTGCTATCCAGCTCATGTTCATTTTCGGTCATGGCCTTAGCAGCATTAAAACAAAGGGCCGCTTGATCCGTATCTGCTGCCACATTAAAACATTGTGCTGCTGGTTCATTTTCACAGTGTAAACAATACAGTGCTATGGCTGCTGCCAGCTCGGTTTTTCCTTGTTTACGGCTGATAAATAAAGCACTTTGGCGGTATCGTCTTTTTCCGTTGTCCTTTCTACGCCAGCCGAATAATTCCCTCAGATAATCAATCTGCCAGTCTAAAAGCTCGAAAGGTTTGCCACGCCACTGACCTGTAGAATGAGTAAGGCATTCAGCAAAGAATCCAATAACTTTGTCGGCTTCATCTTCATCAAAATAATAGTTAGCTAAAGAATCTGGACTTGTCATTTTTCTTTCCTTTTTCTGGTGCCACGATTCCGCCCTTACTTGATGGGGTGAATCCGAACTCCTTAGCCATCAAACGCAAGCTGTTAAAAATACGCATGTCTGGAACTTCGCCACTTCTTCGGCTGTCAATGTATGCACCCAATAAATCGCAGTAGGTCGCCAGTGGTTCAACGGTTGCAACATTCAGCAAATTATTAAGGGCCATCTGTGGGGCTAGTTTGTTCCACTGGTGCAGGCCCTCACCTTGTAGCCAATCTGGGGCAATGGTTTCGGCTGGTAAAAATTCAGGTTCGGCATCATTCAATGGACGTTTGCCTGGATTGCCTGCAAGCTCTTTTAGTGCCGTTGGTTTTCTTGGGTTTGCCATTTTTCAAAATCCCTCAACTGCGGTCATAAAAATGTGACTGGGTGGGCGGTGCTTCATCCAAAACCTTTTCGTGATTTTTTCGCATCTCTGCCAATTGCTTATTGGCCTGTGCATACTTGTTGTCTTTCCACTCTGGCAAGTCATACCATGCAGTGTGCTTTTCCTTGTTCCAGTGGTGGTTCGGGTCAAGTGGTCGACCATGCACATCGCACCCCCAATTGACTTGCTTGCCCATGTCCTGTGCTGTCTTTAAGCTGTGGCATTCATGGCATAGCAACATGAGATTATCCAGCGTGTTGTCATCACCATCATTATTGATATGATCAACGTCTGTTCCTGCTACTGTTAGGCCACGCTTAACACATATCTGGCATAGGCCACTATCACGAGCAATAACGGACTGTCTGATCTTCTGCCATAGTCTGCTATTCAATGGGATAGCTCGCTGCTTTGGTTTATACAGTGTGTGGTTCTTCATTGTCCTGATCCGCCTTAATGCCTACTGGTAGATTCTCCAGTTCTCGGACTTCATCAATGCTCATCCAGCCATTAGATAATGCTGATTGATAGAACGCTGCACGGTTTGCATTATCACCACGCAGCAATCCATCCAGATTGTGTTCGCAGTAGTAATCATTAGTTAAGCATGTGTTATTAATTGCCTGCTCCCACATCAGCAAATGCCG